GGACATTGAGTCGTCCGGAACCGCAAATGCGGAGACGGACGAGACGATAGAAACCGAGGAAACCACCAAAAAAGGTTTTTCGCGACGGGTGAGGGAGCTGAACGCTAAGGCCAAAGAAGCCGAGGCCAGAGCCGAATCACTAGAGGCCAGATTAAGGAGTTTGACTGACCCAGCAACGCTGGACTATCAGCAAAACCAACCGTACGATGATGACCCTCTAGTACAGCCCGGAGAGGAGATTGATGCCCTCGAACTTGAGCGTAGGTTACGCACAAGAGAGAGCAAAATCCTCAAACAAACCGACGCGTTGATAACGCTTAGGGGAAAGCAACAGGAGGCGGTAAACCGGATTAACAGCGAGGCCGCGGAGGTTATGCGCTTACATCCAGAACTCGATCCTGCTGGCGAAAAATTTAACAAGGAGCTTTCCGAAGCTATATCTGAGGCTACGGAGGCCTATGTAACGAGGAATCCGTACACCGCATCAGTAAAACAATTTGTGGAAAAGCTGATGCGTCCCTACAAGGGGGCAGTTAGCAAGGAAGTTGGGGATATGACAGAGAGCGTAGTGAAACAGGTTTCGGAGGCAGCTCTGCGCCCAACATCAATCCGCGACAAAGAGAAACCGGCAACGGACAAGTCCATCGCCGAGCTTGAGGCACAACTAGGGGTGGTTCAAGCCTAAAAGCACTAAGAAGGAAGGTGAGATATTAAAACTATATGGCAGCAGTCGGATCAGGAATAAGTGGGGTGACAAACCCCAACACGACAGGTACTCTGACTCAAGAGGTAAAAACCTATTACGAAAAGGTTTTCCTTGCGAGAGCGGAGTATGAGCTTGTTTTGAAGGAGGGCGCTCAGATGAGGACACACCCCGTGAATGAGGGACGAACAGTCAACTTCACTAGGTACACACCCCTCACTATCATTACCAGCCCTTTGGGGGAACTCTCAAACCCAGTAACATGTGCTATTACGGCATGTACTGTATCCATGACTCTTTCTGAGTATGGCTTAACAACCATTCACTCAAAGTTGCTAACTTTGGTATCCATTGATAGCAGCATGAAAGAAAAGGTGGAACTTGTGGGTCAAAACATGGGAGAAACTCTCAATCGTTTGGTTAGAGCAGAACTTCAAAACGGCACAGCTTTCTACGGCAACAACCACGACGTGGCAACATTTACTGCGGGCGACACGCTAGATGCTTGTGATATAAGGCTTATGACCAAAGCTCTCGAAATTGCTAAGGCGAGACCTTACAAGGACGGGATGTATATTGGTAAGACAGATCCTATCAGCAAGTACAATCTAATCGGTGATTCCACGTGGGTAAATGCGAAAACGTACTCCGATGTAAAGGATCTTTACAGGGGGGAGATGGGAGAGCTTTACCAAGTTAGGTGGCTTCTAAACAAAGACGTTTCCTCTGGAACTGAGGCAGCATCTACAGCATCTTCGGGTGTTACTAGATACTACACCTACGTTCACGGAGACAACTCGTTTGGTTGCTACGATCTATCGCAAGATAAACCGAAACTGTATATTCTTCCGAATCAGGTGGATTCAAACTCACCTGCTGGTAGAGTATCATATGTTTCGTGGGCAGGTTCTTACGCAGTTAAATTACTCAACAGTGATTGGGTACAGGCCGCAAGATTTGCTCTTGTTTAACCTTGGGTAGCACCGGGTAGTGGTTGGGGGAGGCACGCCCTAACGTGCTTCTCCCACCACGGAGGGAAGGAACAGTGTATGACAGAGATAATTTTTAGAAAAAACAACGATAATAGGTCCGCTGACCGGGATCTTATAGAGAAGGGTCTTAGAAGCGGGGATCCCAACGTTGTAAGACAGGCCGACCTTGCTCGTGGTAGGTTGAACAAGGAAAGTGCTGCTGTGCGGAGCATGCGTGAGGCGCTTGTCAAAGCACATCGTGATAACAATAAAGACGAGATAGCCGATATCCATGATTTCGTGGAAAGACACGACAGGTATCGAAATGAGTACTAAGTTTGAAGGTCTTGATGGTTATTTAGAAAGGTGCTATACTAGCATTGCAGTAGGATTTGTTAGGTATGCAGTATATAACGGGCGCAAACTCTTTTATAGGACGACATCTGGTTGCTAGACTAGACGCTGTTGTAACAATTCCCCACGAAAACATAGATAAAGTTCATTTTTCAGATGCCGAAAAGGTGTTTTTTCTCTCTGCCTACGGAAATATGTATTGGCATACTGAGGACGATAAAATAATTAAAGCCAATGTTAGCGATTTAATTACCGTACTTAATTGGATCGATTGGAAAAAGATTAAGTCCTTTGTGTATTTGTCTACATCCTCGGTTAAACGTAGGGTTCAGACAACATATTCTAGGACAAAAAAAGCCTCTGAGGAGATACTTCTATCTTTTATGGAGAAATACAATGCTCCGATAAGCATAGTTCGACCGCTATCGGTCACGGGCGTTGGGGAGCAGAAGGAGCACCTTATCCCAACCCTTATTAGGTCTTGTCTTACGGGCGAGGAGATGGATTTTGTACCCGAACCTAGACATGACTGGATTGATGTAGAGGATTTAGTAAACGGCATAATGATGCTATCAAACAAAGGCATTCGGGGTATTTTCGAGCTGGGAACGGGGACAAGCTACAGCAACCAGGAAGTTAGATTGTTGGTTGAGAAAACAACAGGAAAGAAAGCGAATACGCACGAGGTTAAAAGTTTGCGGGATTATGATGATGTTGAATGGATATCGGATAATTTCAAAGCAAGGGGTTATGGATGGCTTCCTAATAAATCGCTAGAGATTTCAATAGAGGAAATGGTAAATGCCGTTAAATAAACTAGAACGCAGGTGTATTGAAATATCCCAGAAACTAGGCCTAACTCATTTGAGTAGTGTTTTGACCTCGGTAGGCATTATAGACAAACTATTTTTGGTTAAGAAACCACAAGATAAGTTCGTGCTGTCCAACGGGCACGCTTTTCTGGCCTTGGCGGTGATCCTTGAGAAGAGCGGTATCGCAAACGCGGAAGAACTCGTGAAAAGGCATGGAACACACCCAAACAGGGATGTAGATAACCAAATATGGGTATCTACTGGCAGTCTAGGACACGGGTTGCCAATAGCGGTAGGAATGGCGTTGGCGCAACCTCAGATAGATGTCTATGTATTGGTTTCCGATGGGGAAATGGCCGAGGGGAGTTGTTGGGAGGCGCTACGTATAGCGGGGGAACTGCGTTTGGAGAACCTAAAGATTGTCTGTAATGCTAACGGATATTCTGCGCTCGGCAAAGTGGATGTAGATGCGTTAGATACAAGGATGCAGATGTTTTACCCAAGCTTAGTAATAAGAACCAATCTTTTTAAATACCCCGGGTGGTTACAGGGGGTGTCTGCGCACTACCTATCTCCCACAAACGAGCAATACAAGGAGTTATTAAATGATTAAACCACTACACGATTACGTCGTCTTGCACATTGAGGGGGGTTTGGAAAGCTCCGCGGGTGAGATTATTCTGATCGATTCCGCGAAGGATTTTAAGTACGGTACCGCCCTAGCAGTAAACAATGGCTCGGATTTAAAGGTAAATAAGATGTATTTAATCAGGAAACACGCGGGGTTTGAGACCGGAGATAAAGATATAATTATTGTGGCGGAAGAAGATGTTTTATGTGAGGTAAAGAAATGAAAGAAAAAGAGATGGAAGGTTGGCACCAATCGCAACGAGGTTACTTCGCAGGAGCTTTGTTCAGCGAAATGTTAAAGGATAGTAGTATTTATCTATTGACGGGGGATTTGGGATACGGCATGTTCGATAAAATACAGAACATGTTCCCGGGTAGATTCATAAACTGTGGAGCTGCCGAGCAGGCGATGTTAGATATTGCCGTAGGATTAGCACAGGAGGGCAAGAAGCCTTTTGTGTATACGATAACCAGTTTTTTTCTGCGTGCCGCTGAAACCATATCGTTGTACTTGGCTCACGAGAACATCGCAGTAAGGCTTGTAGGCTCTGGGGTAGGCGACAACTACAGGCATGATGGATATAGTCACGATGGAACTAAGGCACAGGAGTTTATACACTCGTGCCAATTGATGGAACATTACCCGACATCTAAGGAACAAATACCGACAATGGTTAAGTACATGGTGGAACACGATGAGGCAAGTTTTATAGGGTTGATAAGGTAGTTGTAACATGGTTGGGACTGTGATAATATAAACACATGCCGTTTACTAAGGGACACCCGCAATATAATACAGGTAAAACGCACTTTAAGAAGGGACACGTTGCATGGAATACTGGCAAGAAAACAGGGATAGTTCCTAGTACTGCTTTCAAGAAAGGTGCTAAGCCGTGGAATACAGGACTAAAGGGAATCCACCAGTCTCCGGATACCGAATTTAAAGCCGGACATACCCCACACAATTGGAAAGGGGATTTAGTTGGCTACGATGCTCTTCACGATTGGGTTAGAAGTAAACTAGGAAGTGCGGATAGATGCGCAAGAGGGGACGACCACAAACCCCCGTTTGAGTGGTCTAATATAAGTTATGAGTATAAACGTGACTTAGATGATTGGGAATCTTTATGTCATAAATGCCACCTACAAAAGGACAAGGAATCTAATTGGGGTGTGATAAGTAAAATATTTCCCAATAATAGAAAGAGATAGCTATGTTAGGCGCACTATACTACCCGAAGGGTACAAAAAAGA